GACGGTGGACCCGAACCCAGACGCCTCGCCCTTGGCGTTGCGGAACGCCGTGCCCATCCGCGCAATCGCTGGGGAACGGCCCTCGAGGACAGCGAAGGACGCGCCCATCCGGCTGATCTCCTGACCGGAGAACGCGGCGAACCGCTGCATGTCCTGCACCTGGGTGTTGAAACTCTTCAACGGCCCCGCACTCCGGGAGAGGAACCCGGTCACCCGGTCACCGGCCAACGCCCACACGCCCAGCGCTATCGCACCGGCCTGGATCGGACCGGGCAGCGACTGCCACATGGAAACCAGCCCACTGCCCGCCGCGACAGCCCCGTGGAACGCCGGAGTGAGAACATCTCCCACTACGCCCGCGATGTTGCCGAGCGCCGGGATACCTGTAGTCAGCGCCCAGTTCGACACCGCGTTGACCGCGGGCATGACCCGCTTGCCGACCTCTTCGGCGAAGTTCCCCCACGACACCTGCGCCTTGCCGATCGAATCGGCCGAAGCCTCCGCCATCCCTCCGAACTCCGTTTGGAGTTCGGAGAGAATCAGCTTCTGCGCACCCATGATGTCGCCCGATTCGGTGAGCGACTTGATCTGTTCCTTTTGCTGCGCCGAGAACGAAACACCCACCTTGGTGAGCGCGCCGATCCCCGCGATCGGATCGTTCAACGCCTTACCCAGCCGGGTCATGTTCGACTGCAGACCGTCGCCGGCATCCCCCGACTCGGACAGCGCAGCGGACATATCCAGCGCGACCGCAGTGGTCTGACTGAAAATGTCGTTGCCCTTGCCGGCCTGATCAGAGATGTTCTTGAACGTCAACAAAACGTTGGCGCCGTGCTGAATGACCTCGTCGTCGACTGCGGTCTTCTCCGACAGCTTCCCCGACAGGTCGCCGATCTGCTTCGCTGTCAGGTTCGCCGCGCCACCAGTGGAGCGGAGCACCGCCTCGGTTTGCCGACCAACCCGCTCCGCGTCCCGCGCTTCTTGGATTGCATTGCCGAAGAAACTGACCGCGCCCACCACGGCCCCAAGTTTCGCGACACCCTGCAAACTGGTGGCGACACCGCGGAGCTTCCCTGACACCTGATCCGCGCCCTTGGTGAGATTCCCGGTATCGCCAACGAAACGGACGACGACGTCTTTTGTGGCGGCCATTGGCGAACACCACCCTCTTAGACTCTCGTCAACATGTGAACACCTACGTCAAGGAGTGCGGCCCGGAATGGGCGCGACTCTGGAAGAGCGGGCAGACGTACAAAGACATAGCCACGACACACGGGTACTCGTGGCACCAGGTAGCCCATGCCATTCGAGCGGTCACAACTCATGCCGAGCGCGAGGAGCGCAAGCGGAAGGTCATGGAACCCAACCGGATCCGCAACGCGGAATGGGCTAGGCGGCGTGAAAGCTGGCGAGTCCTGGTCAGCCATCGCGAAGGATTACGGGGTCGTCTGGCAAACCGTCGCGACAACCGTGGCAGAGATCAGACCCGATCTGACAGATCAAGAGCGGGCAAATGCCCTACGCAGAACTCGGTCCCTCAGCTCGAGGCATGGCACCGCGTGGGTCGAGCGATACATGGCCGGAGAGTCCGCTAAGCAAATCGCAGACAGTGCCGGAATATCCCACAAGACTGACAATCGGCCGGAGAACTTGGAACTTCGACAGGGCAAGCATGGCGCGGGAGTGGCGTATCGTTGCCTCGACTGTGGGTCGCACAACGTTGAAAGCGCCGGCCTCGATCCTTCCCGCACCTCCTAGTTCAATGTCCTTTGTGGGGGCCACTGGTCACCCCCTCGCAGCAGCCGCCTCCGCGGCGGCCTTCAGTTGTTCGTCCCGTACCTGCGCCAGGATTTGGTACTCGTCGACCGTCAGACCTTTGATGTCTTGCCAGGAGAGGAACGAGAAGTGCTGCGCGAGCGCGACCCATTCGAGGATCCGCGCCCGTTGGTAGGAGGGACCATCTTCGGCTCCACCAACTCCACGATCACATTCGCGGCGTCATCCATCGTGAACTCACGGTTGACCCGCTGCTGCACCACACAAGCGATGCCCTGATAGATCAGGCCCTTCGGCTTACCCGGTTCGGTGGCGTAGTCGATCGGCACACCCGCCAACGCCTCAGCTGCAGCAATCTCCCCGATTGTCAACTCACCAATGTCCACTCGAACCCTCAGTGGACTGGCAGCCACGACACCGTCAGTGTCGCCCTTCTTGGCTGTCATTTGAACCCTGCTTCCTTCGCTCCCAAATCCACAGCGGACTTGGCTGCCTGGATGAACCGCGGCCTCCCCGCATCAACCGCAGGGAAGATCGCCGGTACCGGGTCATGCCGGGACCAGTCGTCACGCCCCCAGTTCGGGTGTCGACCGCCGAACTCCGAGATCCGGGCGTGGCGCGCACTCGACCGGATCTCAACCCGGCCGCGCGCGATCCGGACCTTCGTCTTCCGTCGAAGCTCCCCGGTCTTCTTCGGCTGCCGACTGCGGGCGTCGTTGAGGACCGGAGTCGCCGCGTCCTTGAACCGCTTCCGAGTTTCCTTCGCCACCGCCGGCGCGACCTTCCGCAGATCACGCATGAACTTCGCGAGATCCTTCTGCGACGACGGATCGACACTGAGCGGACCAGAGTTGGTGGCGCGCGAACCGCGCGAAGGCATGGCTACAGGTTCCGCTTCTGTCTGAGCGCGAAGCCGATCAGCGCCTGTTCCTTCACGGACAGATCCGCATCGGTGTCGAGGGTGAATTCAACACTCCGACCGTCCGCCGCCACCACCGCGCTGATCACCTGGACGTGGAACACCCGATCATCCCCCCGGTCCAGATCGCTGGACTCGCCGACGATCGAGTCGAACGAGCCGGGCTCGAACAGATCCCCATCCGGGGCCGGATAGGTGAACGAGACAGTCGACATGTCAGATGGCGGACGACTCGTCCGACACGATCTTGACCTGCAGGACGGGGTCCGTGCCGTTGCTGTATGCCTCGAAGTCCACCGACATCGACACGATGTCCGGGCCGCTCACGTTCGGCTTCGCCGACTTGATCAGACAGGCTGGCATGATGAAGCTCAGCCGGTACACGTCGCTGCCCGAGATGACCGCCCCGGTCAGGTCAAACTGGATCGGGATGACCGTGTTGGCCTGGAACGGGTCGTACAGTTCTGTCTTCGCGTACTCGGTGTCCAACGAACCTGTGATGGTTGGCGTGTCGTTCTGCAACGGCTGCGACCGCAGACCAGCGTTTCCCAACCCGAACCGTTCGTCGGCCATCGGGGTCTCGCCCTTGATGGTGATCGACTTCGCGATCGCCGCCAGCGCGGTGCCGCTCGCGATCGTGGTTTCACCGCCGGACGTAGACGGGGTACCACCCAGCTTGAGACTGGTGTTGGTGAAGTCGAACACCGTCGACCCAGCCAGATAGGACGCCGACGCCAGCGCGGTCGCCGTCGTCTCCGAACGACCGAGCAGCGACATCGACAGCATCGGATTCGACGAATCGTCGCAGGAGAACTCCCACGAGGACACCTTGCAGCCGGCGAAGGTGTGGGGCACCACCGTTCCCGTACCCGGCTCCGGTTTGCCGACCTGCGTGGTCAGCCCCAGCCCGAACAGCCCAGACGGGGTGTGCACCTGCTTGTACGCCGACCCCGCGATCAACGTCGGTGTCGCGACTGTCGAACCGAGCATGTGCTTCACGAGAAGCCCCATGCCCTTTGTGGCCCACTCCATCGACACGTCGCCCTCGACCGACTTGCGGGACTGGCGGGTGCGGGTGATCCGCTTGAAGTACACGCCTGGCCGCAGGCCGACACCTTCGGTGAAGGTCGGCTCGTTCGTCAGCGACTCTTCCTGGAACTCCAGGAAGCGGGTCACTGTAACCGCCGTGCCCCATGTGGACTCGGCAGCAAAACCAACTTGGGCGTCGAGCCCGGTACCCGTGGCCACAACGGCTCTCCTTCGTTTCTACGGACTCAGTCCGCTGCCTTGTCCGCCTTGGCGGCGGGCTTGTCCTCGACGAGCTCCCACGTGGCGTGCGGCCACGCCCGTTCCTCGCCGTCGTTGTCCACCAGGTAGGCGTCCTCGGGCAGCGGCTCGGGTTCGGGCTCGCCGTCCTTCGGCTTGGGTCGTGACGTCACCAGTCGGCCCGGCACCTCGATGACTTCGCCCGCATCCACAGGGCGGCGCTCGGTGCGGATGGCCTCGACGTCGCCGCCCGAGACGTTCTTGAACTTGAGCACGGTTTCTCCCTAGATGCGGGTTTCGACGTGGACGTTGAACACGAGACGGCCTTGAACCCCCGTGCTGCCGGGTGGGGTGAACAGGCCTTGCGGCAGGGGCGCAGCGACAAACGGCGGCGTGAACCCCAGGCTTGGGTTGGCGCGCAACGCATTCGACGCCGTGTGGAACACGGCGAGCGCTTCATCCCTTGCTTCCTTCGGGGTTCTGAACCCGGAGCGTGTGACGACCGCGCAGATGATGTCGAACGACTCGTCGCGTTTCTTCGCGCCCAGCCCAGCCCATTCGGAATCCAGCTCGGCGGCCTGCCACGCGCCCTCTTGGTCGCCGTCATACCCGACGAACAACCGGGTTCCGGTATCGCCGGAAACGACCCAGCCGTCCACCGTGGAGATACCTACGCCGGACCACAGGGCGACGAGAGCGTCGATGGTTTCGGCGAGCCTGGTGCCCGACACTTCACGCCACCAAAGGTGGGGATTCGCCGAGCAGTTCCTTCGCCCGATTCGGAATGGAGAACCCGAAGCTCGTGATCCCCGCGCCTGGCATGTCCAACCCGCCAGCGAATGGGCCGCCCGTTTGGCCGCGTTGGGTTTCCCACAGATGCTGCGCGACGATCAGCGCAGCCAGAACGTACTCTGCTGGGATGATCTCCATGCCCGCCACGTAGACCGTTTCGACCTCGCCGACGATCGACCCGGTTACGGGGGTGACGATGCCCGCCGAAGTCACCGTCAACTCCGACACGTCCCACGTGGTGGCGGCGTCCGTTGTGGCCACCGACGTGAGTGACACCACGGGGGTCCAGTTCAGCACCAGCGGGCCACCGCGGACAGTGTGCTGCTCGGTGAACGGACGCCGCACCACCGCGCGCTTCAAGTACCGCTCCACCACACCGGTCGCTGCCTCGAGATGGGTGCGTAGTTCCTCGTCGTCCGTGGTGCCCGTCATGTTCAGCTGCGCTTTCAGCGCGGCTAGGCTGCCGATGTACGGGGGGGTTGCGGAGCGAACGTCGAACACGTCCACATACGCGGCCTGTGGCCCGGTGCTGGTCCACCGCGCGAGGTGCCGCCCGGCCTGCACAGTCGGGTAGTCGTACTCGTAGACACCGGTGGTGGCAGGCGGGTTCGTGACCGTCGGCGTGACAGTAGTGCCATCCGGCAGGGTGATCGTGAGGGCGACCGTGGTGGCGTTGGCGGCCGCACCGCTGGCATCTTTGATGGTGACGGTGAGAGGAACGAGGTCGCCGAGATCGAACGGCACAGTCAACCTCCCATCGTCGCGATTGCTCGAGCAGTAGATGACGCCGTAGGCGCAGCACGGTCCGATGCGGACATCCCTGAAGTCGCCCGGTCGGTGGGTTCCATCGAGCCTCGGGTGACCGGCCCGGAGACCACGGGGGTGTCCCTGCCGCCACCGAGTCGTACGGCACCAATCGTGTCCAGCAGCACCAGGCCGGCTGCGGTTGTCGTGCTCGTGCCGCCAAGCCGGATGCCGCTGGCGACGTCCTGGCCCGTAACGCCGAACGTCAGGTTGGTCGAGGGAGCGGCGAGCCGGACACCGCCGACAAGTGGGTCCGCGAGCCCAGTGCCTTGCTCGACGGTCTCACCGAGCACCGAGCAGGCACGGATCTGTCCCGTGCCTGGATCCAGGACCACGAGCGCTGAGGTAGCAGTCTCG